TCTTTCCTCACAGCGTTTGCCCTCACCAGTTTTTGCCAGTTCCTTTAAGGAACTCAGTTCATTATTGTTATTAAGCCAACGTTATTTGTAATCAATACCTGCGCTTTTGTTACTATATGATGGTGATTTGTTACTGAGTGAACGTATTTCGTTTGTATAACCGCTAATTAATGGGTTCAAAGGGAAAAGAGCCTTGAGGTGCTTCCTCTAAGGCTCTTTCTGCGGCGATTCCGCATATCCGTATTGTACCAGTTGATATGTTTGTTGTCTATACGGAAGTACACGGGTTGTATTATACATTAATTAAGTTTTTTCTTTCGTTCACTTCAAAAGAAAATCTACGTTTGATGTTTTCGTTTATTGACTTCGATGAATTGACAAATGTTAAATGGGTTTTAATAAAATCGAAATCATACATTTCAAGAAGTTCAATAAAAGCAGAGTTAATAAACGAAGAGCATAAGCCATCCACTCCTTTAAATGAAACAACAACTTTCTCTCCAGAAGAAAATTGATCTAAAATGATATGCCTTATAACATCACCATCAGCATTGGAGTAACATTGATTGACATGATCTAAAATGTTTACGCGTCCCATGAATACTCCTCCTCAATATATTCTAAAGTATCAGTTCTAAAAGTTATTTCCAAAAGGGTTCCTGGATAAAAACCTTTTGTCAATTTTGAATGTTTATTGTTCTTTCTTTACTGCACTCTTACCAGCACTATATAGCCCGCATGAAGTAAGACCGGAAATAATACCAAACATAACGCTGGTCTTTACATCACCTGGGAAGTATACAACACCTGCTACGATGCCCAGGATAACGGAAAGAACGGGAGCCAGACGAACCGGCAGCCCGATTCCTTTCGCCATTTCAACAAGACCAACTATGACAGCAACAATGACAACATCTGTGACTTCTATATTCATAGCGTCCTCCTAAAGGCTGCTCGCCAAAATATGATTATTCAGCCAGGTCAGCTCATCAACAGTAAGACAACGGTTTTCTATTTTAACCATCCAACCCCAATCAGTAAACTTCCCTGCATTCCAGGCTTTCCCCATATTGTCATAGAGCTGTTTCCATTGCCATTCTTCCAGTTGTAATGTTCTATTCATGCCGTCTTCCTCTCCTTCGTATGCTTGTTTAATTCGCTCTATAAAGCTTGGCACTCTTCCCTCATCTAACATTCTGTGCGGACAGTATTTACCACTCCAGTGCTGGTGCGGAACCACATTCTCAATAGGAATACAAAACTGTTTCATAAGCTGGGCAATGACAATAGCCGCATTGTCTTCTGCTTTGTAATAGCGGCTGCCGCCGGACTTAGAGTAACAAATTTCTACGCCGATGGACTGACGGTTTCCTGTCCCGTTCCCGTCTCCACAATGCCAGGCATTTCGATCAAAAGGAATGCCCTGAACAGCTTCTTTATCGTCCACAGCAACGTGGAAGCTGACTTCATTGTTGTTTCCAATCATATAGCGAATCTCATTTTCTGCTGGGGCATCATTGGACGTGTTGTGAAACGTAATATATTTTGGTGTCATCTTGTTTGGGCATTTAATGCCGTATTTACTTGGGTCTACTAGCATTTCTCTGATTTCCATCATTGGATTTCTCCTTCCCCGGGTTTTCCTTTAAGAATCCCCTTGATCTCGGCAATATCACTAGAAAGAAGGCTAAAAGACTTCGCTTGCTCCCGGATAACTTCCTGGTTCTCACTAATAGTCTTCTGATACTCCTTCTCCCGTACTTCATTTTTCTTCATCGTGGTAAAAAGCAGCCAAACAAAAAGAGCCCCAAAGGCTCCCGTGTTCAGTACTGTATTAAAAATTTGGTCTTCCATCATCCCTCACCTCCACTTTACATATTGTTTTACGCTCTTTTTCCGTGATAAACCCTTTTTCTACGGCTCGCTTCAACTGCTTTGGAGTTACCGTCTGATTCTGCCAACAATAGTAGAAATGGGGATACAGTTCACTTTTCATCGGCTCGCCTCCTCTTGGTCGACTAGGACATAATTCATTGCTTTTTGCAGCGCTTCGATCTGTTTTTCCATGACCTTCATTGGGTTTGGAGGATCTGGGCGATTTTTGATCTGATCAATTTCCTCAGCTGAAAGTCCCTCTTTCCAGACTTTTTTCTCAAAATCCCAAATAGGCGTATAAATCGGCATAGGTAGTGAATCAAAAACAACGGTTTCGTCTATGGGTACCTCTTGATCCAAAAGATTAAAATACTTGTCGTCTTTCTCTATCAGTGCCAGTGCCTCTACATATTTACCTGCTTTGTCTACCCGACTCGCTTGTATGATCTTATCCATCTCAAACACCTACCTTTGCCCGTAAAATGAGGAGGGGAAAATGCTAAACGAGACAAAACCGGGTAACCCATAACTTTCTATCAATACCTCTCCACTGGGATATACACCTAGAAATTGAATAGATCTGGAGTAGTCTGCAAAGTCGATCATCAGACAACCAACGCGGATTACACCACTTGGACGAAACCCAGCCGGGAGGTTGAATAAAGGTGTGCCAAACTCAGTTTTAGTCCCTGAGCAAGTGCCATAAAGGTGGACGTAGCCGAATTGATCCTTGTAGTAGCAAACCCCTTTGACTTCACCTGCTTGTACGTACCAACCATTCAAAAACGTAGGCGTGTACTGCCCCGCGGGTTCGCCTTTCAGGGCGTATGCTCTGAGATCATTTATACTTGGGGCCCCTACATGTTTGGCCATCAGTATTACATCCCCGGTCTTACCATTGACGGATGTTACACCAAATTTCCCTCCCCCTTGATCTTTCATCTTCTCCAGCCATTCTTTCCACTCTTTTTCAAAGTCTGCTGTACGGCTTTCAAACCATTTCTGGAATTGGTTGAAAATCGTAGTCGTGTCGGCTTGTATAAGAGAGTTCACAATGCCACAAACGGTTTTGTTGAGCCTCTCGTCTGTGATTTGATAGGCTTCGATATAAGATTTACCTTTTACAATCTTTACTTGTGCTAGACTGATTTCAAACACGTTATCGTTACGTGTTAATGCAGGAGGGCTGGGAGTAGTCGAGGGTGTCCCTTCTTTGACAAAAGCCCTTACGTATCGATGATCTAGACGTTTGTCCAACCTTACTACGACTCGGTCAATGCGGTCTAGCGTGGCATGTGGATAAGGGTGCTGTAGATTTAGCTTCGTATCCTTGACGGCATACAAGTACCCCTGTAACCAGGCATAGCCCGGTTGAATATACGTTTCCATGTTTTTGCCCGTACTTTCTACCTTAAGATTTGTTCCGCCGTTAAATATGCCGTCACTAAGGACTTGCCTGAAATATTCCGCAAATTCGTCTGCCGTGTAGAGTCGCTCGTCCGTATCCGTCGAGTCAAAAAATCTGTAGGTTTCTGCCAAGCTTATCAACTCCTTAATTTTTGTCTAACTGCTTCCGCAAGTGTAGGAATACTGTTGCCGAAAATCACATCAACACGAATACCCCCAGGTTCGTAAACCTCTACAGCTTCTGTGATTCTTGTATTCATTGTCAGTCCCCACTGGCGATTTAGCACAGTTACGACATCCCCTAAGTCGTAGTCCTTACGATAGGTTAGATTAGATTTTGTAAGTATCTTGGCTTCGAGTGATGCTACCCTTTTTACTTCGGATAGTTTTTCGTGTCCCCGATCCGCCAGCATTTTCCTGATTTGTTCTTCTGAGAGAGGTTCTGAGCCCTCCTCTTGAGTCCCAACGTCTCTGGCATCCACAAACATTTCATGCCTATTTAGACCTGTTGATGTACCTACCGTAACGATTTTTCGATCTTCTCCCTCACCCTGCCCTGCGACCACAGCTATGTTTTTATGTCCAATTGCACTACTTATATAGCTTTGGCTTTCGATGTTATCGTAGTCCGTGGAAAAAATAGCAGGAGGGCGTATATCCTGATCCGCCGTTAGGTTTCGTCCGGTAAGCATGTCAAACACATACCATCGATTTTCGATATCTAACGACACCTCCCAACCCATTTGAGACATCAAGCTCAGTTTCTCCACTTCTTCGGCCAGTGGTTTATATCTGGTCTGAAACTGGATTTTCTCCCCGCGTCCCTGGTCAGGCGCACAAATGAAACCTGGGATACTACGTTCTCGGTCAACTGAATTTATACAATTATGTTTTACTATTTGCTTTACAATGGTTTCGATGGGCGCGTTCATATAGTCATAGGCTTTTCCTTCGGGCGGGTACGTGATACGCCTCCCGATTAGATTAGCCAGCATACTACCCTTAATGATGAGTTCCTCTTCTCCATCTTCACCCATCGTAATTTCCCGATACTTAATCATGGCCGCCTCTTGCGGGCGACTAGCTTTAAATAGGATCACGTCTTCTTGGAGCTTATCTGCATTTTGCATGAAAGGATGTATATGCAATTCGACCTCACCGGGTCTGTGCCAGCGCCTGATCCATTGCAGAGATGTATAAGCATCTACTTCACCCAAAAGATTAAAATCTGTGTCTATGAGTCTGATAGGCTCCATCCTTACACCCCCACGTATCGGTTTTTATAGCTGACGATCACTTTTGTTTTGCTACTATCATTTCCGCTGTTATACTCCAGTATGTTTTTTCCAACCACCAGTTGAAAAAATGAGCTGGCGAGATCGATGTAGTGGAACGCATTCTCCACCCTACCGCTTGCGCGAACAATTTCGACTCTTTTCTTTCCAAATGTAGTGTCAATATGAAGAATGTCATTCTCACTTAAATCCCGTTTAACCCGGATGAATTGCCCCGTGGTTCGGTTATACACAGTGGGATTCTGAGCTGGCCCTCTAAATTCGATGCTCACGGGCGTTTCTACGTCCCCAGTATTCTCAACGCCACGCTGAAACGACCGTTTAGAAAATGACACAGGCAAACGAAGGGAAAACTTATATCCACCCATGACATAGCTCATCTGACGGCTTGTTGGATTCACATCTGACCAGTAAGGATTGTAAGCAATGAGGGGAATAGAAATCCGGCGTACTTTAGGCGTTTTTTTATCGTAACCTGAAAGAAAGATAGGAGAACCGTCAGGAACTGGTTGAATAGCCCTTTGTCCTCCAGCAGATGCGTATACTAACTTTCCTTCACCTAATTTTGGATTAAAAATTTGATTTAATGTTCTCTCCAGTTCCAACCGCTGCTTACTGTCTTTCGAGACAATCAATAATTCCATTTTGAGTTCTCGCGGTTCAAGGTAATTATCAATATAGATTTCCCCATCCTGGTTAGCAGACTTTCCGGTCTGAAAGTTCGTGGTTGCGCGTCCCGGGTCAAAATCAATCAGCTTGAATGGGGATTTGTCAATGTTAATGCTCTGACCGCGAGAATTTGTAAAAGTGATCATGTGACAAACCCCCATTCTAAGCCTTGTCTTTGTTGAGCCCGGCGTAGTTTGCGTGCCATGTCCGCAGGTGAAGCGTTGTCCGTATAAATAGTGATGTTAGCGGTATAACCTCCACCAGAAACACCACGTGCCTTCTCTCCCGCTGATAATGGCGTGACTTTAACACTGGAACCACTCTTTTCAATGAGTTCCGGACCAGCTTCCCCGACTATGGCAGACCCAGATCCAAATACATTACCGCCTTTTGCAAGCATGGGAATATGGGGAATGATCGGTGCGTCTACCCCGGGAATTTTGTTTAATAGCTCAGCCGGCAGGTTAAAGCCATCGATAAACTTGTTGATAATCCAAATAATCCCGTTTAGTACGGCCTTGATCCCTGTTTTAATGCCTTCCCACACATCCAATACAATTCCTTTCATCCCTTCAAAAGCGCTGGTTACTTTTTCTGTGATGGCCTTAACCGGCTCAATAATGACGCTTTTCATGCCGTTCCATACAGCACTTGCTGCCGATTTAATCCCATCCCAAACGCTTTGCAGAACACTTTTGATCCCGTTCCAAACGGAACTGCTGACCGTTTTAATGGTGTTCCAAACGGATGAAATAAAGTCCCCGATGCCTTGGAAGACGGGGGTCGCAATGGATACGATACCGTTCCACAGACCCACCAGAAAACTTTTAATGCCATTCCAGACGGCAGCACTCACGGTTTTGATGGTATTCCACACGGAACCGATAAAATCGCCGATGGCCTGAAAGATAGGAGTTGCAACGGAAACGATGCCGTTCCACAGACCTACTAAAAAGCTCTTAATTGCATTCCATACCGTGCTGCTCACCTCTTTAATGGTGTTCCAAACGGAGCCAATAAAATCGCCTATAGCTTCAAAAACGGGGGTCGCAACATACATAAGAGCGTCCCAGATTGCTTTTAAATACTGGGTAATATATCCCCAAACGGCACTGGTTACCGTAGAAATAACATCCCAAACCCCTTGGATAATCGATCCAATCGTCTCAAAGATAGGGGTCACAAACTCGACGATCCCGTTCCAAATCCCCACCAAGAAATCCTTGATGGCATTCCAGACCGCGCTGGTGGTATCGGAGATAGACTGCCATGCCGCTAAGCAAGTGTCCACGATGCCGTTCCACAGACCCACGAAAAAATCTTTGATACTATTCCACACCTCGCTGGTGGTATCCGAGATAGACTGCCAGGCAGCGGAACATGCTGATTTGATGCTTTCCCACGCCTCGGACAGGTACGATACGATGGAATTCCATAAGTTGATAAAAAACTCTTTGATGCTATCCCAATTCATGATGATGGCGATCACGCCAGCGATGGCGGCTATGATAAGGCCAACAGGGCCCAAAAGCCCTAAAAATGAGCGACTCAGTAGGGCAAGACCTGCTTTCATGACTCCCATCACCTTTGTAGCGGTGCCCAATATGAGGAGTAACGGACCAATAGCGGCGGCAACTGCTGCAATGATGCTGATTGTTTTTTGCATTTCTGGAGAAAGCCCTTGAAACCATTTCAACACTTCGGTGACTTTTTTGACAATGGCTTCTAGAGCAGGCTTCAACTTATCATAGATGATCAAAGCCACACTCTCAAAAGTAGAGGCCATCTCCTTGACTGAACCTTGTAGGTTTTGAGTCATCGTATCGGACATCTGTTTGGCTGTTCCATCCGATTGCTCCAGGTTCGTTGTCATGGTTTGAAGTTGGTCAGAGCCTCTACCAAGCAAGATAGCCCAGTGTTTGTAAGCTTCTGCGCCAAATAGCGTGGAAAGCGTCGCTGATTTTTGCTGATCGGTCATCCCTTGGGTACCCTTTTCGATTTCTGCAATGAGATCCGGCATGCTTTTCATCTTCCCTTGCGCATCAAAAAACGAAATCCCTGTAGCCTTCATGACTTTTTCCATTTCAGCGGTCGGCTTCGCCAGCCGTGTTAAGGAGGAGGCAAAAGCCTGCCCGGCAATAGACCCTTTGAGTCCTGCGTCTGCCAAAAACATCATCGCTGCCGAAGACTCCTCTAACGACCAGCCGAATTGGTTAGCGACAGGCGCAAGGTATTTCATCCCTTCCCCGAGCATTTCTACTGTTGTATTGGAATTTGACGAGGCATACGCAAACACGTCTGCCGCGTGCGTGGCCCGATCCGCGGACATGCCAAAGGCTTGCATGGTATCTGAGGTGATATCTGCTGCTGTTCCTAACTCCAATGCACCAGCAGCCGCTAAATCTAACATCCCGGGCATGGCCGATATGATATCTTGTGCATTCCAACCGGCTAATCCTAAGTATTTCATGCCTTCTGCGGCTTCTGAGGCACTAAAAACAGTCGTAGCCCCTAATTCCTTTGCCGTTTCTTGCAGATCATCAAAGTCTTTTCCCGTCGCTCCTGTGATGGCTTTTACGGTGGACATGGCCGCCTCAAAATCCATGCCCATTTTGATCGAGGCGGTCGCAAGACCTACGACCGGAACCGTTAAACCGGCAGTTAGTGCCTTTCCAACACCCGTAAACTTTTTTCCTATCGTCTCCGTATCTTTGGTCAGCTTTTTCATTTCCTTATCAAAGCTTCGGATGTCCGCCCCGATTTTCACAATTAACGCCATTTCATTTCTTCACCCCACTTTCTGGGCATAAAAAATAGGCGTACAACTCCTGCACGCCTACCCGAATAATGCTTTTCGCTCTTCTATTTTTTCTTCTATGCTCATGTTTCGTTTATCCTCAAACAGTGGAATTTCACTTGTTCCTTTTTTCCTCTTTACATTCACTTCCGCATTCACAATGACGTTTCTTAACAATTGAGCATCTTCCTTCATCTTTTCGAAATGTCTGTCTAGTAAAAGATGGAGATCCCAGGGTGTTAACTCAAGAAAATCACTCATGGACAGACGCAGATCAATCAAAGCAGCCTGCATACACTGCTCTAAATATTCATCGATCGTTATTTCTTTTTCTTTTTTTTGCTATCTGTTCTTCTGCCTGGCGAGACTTAATTTGAACGGAATCTTGAAGGATCTCCATGAAATCTTCCATGTAGATTTCCGATAAAATATCATCCAAAATGTCCATCGCCTGTTCGAAGGTATATTCTTGCCCTTTTACCCCATTTAGTCCGAACCAGAAGATTTTCGCGAGCTTCCCAGGGTCTTTTTTAATTTCCGCAGACCCTTTTTCGGTCATCATATCGATACCATCATCACGCATTTTTAACAAGGTGGAATAGGTGATCCGGATTTTGTATACCGCGTCTTCCAAATGAAATTCGGTTACTTTTTTCATTCTTTCGTTTCTCCTTTTCCGGGAATGGTTTCGATCATTTGCAAGGCTCCACTGCCTTGGAAGCTTAACGAGTAGGTCACTAAATCGTCATACGGCATTTCAAGTGACGCATCGGTAATGGTCGCCTCTCCGGCATACCTGCGCCCACTTGGGAGCTCAATGTAGATGCTCACGTTCTCAGAGTTAAGCCATGCATCTTCAAGCTCCTTATACGCTTGGTCACTTTCGACAAACACGCCGTCCGCATCAATAGACCATTCTTTGAACCCTTGTAGGGATTCTTTCCAGTATCCTTCCGTGTCCTTACTCGTCGCATCTATCGTCTCAGCGCTTCGGCTGATGGTTGCACTTCGTTGGCCAGCAAGAATTTTCCCCTTTTCTTTGGCGCTTCCAACGAATAATTTGCACTTCATGCCTGCTAATTTAGTCGCCATGCTATTCACTCCAATCCAACTTAATTTTGTATTCGATGGTCGCCTGATAAAGGG